GCTCACGGCGTTGCGGAGGTCGCCTCGGACGAGCAGCGACTTGGAGCCGCCGAAGCCCTCCAGGCGGCGGGTCGCCAGGGTCAGCTCGGACGGCTGCTCCAGCGACTTGCCACCAGGCGCTTGTTTGGTGAGGCCCTGGACGATCTCCTGGCGGAGCAGGTGCGCCTCCTGCTTGAGGGCCACGCCGATGGCGAGCTTCAGACGCACGGGCCCAGCCCCAAGCAGCCGCCGAGCGGTGGCCCAATCTCCGGTCTTGCGGACGGTCATGACACCCTCCGGGCCGCCTGGCGTCGGTCGTGGAAGGACACGAGCAGAAGGTTTCTGCTGGGGCGCGCGCGGTTGAGTCCGAAGCCCATGGGCCGAGCCTCTTTCACGAAGAGACCGGGAGGGGTTCGGATCTCCTGCACGAGCGCGCCGGCGGTGTCGTAGATGGCACCCAGCCGGTCGCTGGGGCGAATGAGCGCGTCGCCGCTGGCCTCATCCACCAGGCCGAGGCGCTCGAGGTCCGTGAAGTGGAACACCAGGTCGATGTCGGAGCGCCCCGCGTTGCCGGACGCCTCCATGCGGAGCAGCTCGAAGACCTGCGGCTCCACCTGGCAGGGAACACGGACCGCGGTGTGCTCAACGCGAACAGCGGCGCCCACGCCGTCGTCGTCCTCGTCGATCCGCACAGGCTCTTTGAAGTCCGGGTCATAGCCCGAAGTGTGCGGTCCATCGGCGTCAGGGTCGGTGGTCGCCATGGCGTGGGTGTCGAGTCGGTGCAGCTCGGCCACGAAGGGGAAGATGAGCCGGCCACGCATCACACACCTCCCAGCGCCATGGGGCGGCGGTAGCGCAGCAGGATGCCGTCGATCTCGGGATCGCCCGTGATGGGCCCCGAACCCTTTTGCCGGTCGAGCTTGTAGCTCTGGTCACGGGTACGCTCCTCGAGGATCCGCCAGCGGTTCTTGGCGTCGTCCGAGTCGGCGCTGGTCAGCAGCGGCAGCCCGCGCAGGACCATCAACATGCAGGCCCGCCGGATGGCGAGCGGGGTGCGGCCCTCGGGTGTGCCGTCGTCCTCGGTGAAGCCGAAGCGTCCGCCCACCTCAATGTTGGCCTCGCCTCGCGTGAAGGTCCGACCGCCCAGTAAGGTCAGGCGCGGACCGTCGTCGCCAACAACGACCGGCGCGCCCACCACCACAAGAACCTCCTCGTCCAATGACTGCTCGGTGCCGTCGATGGCGAGGAAGTCCAGGGTGATGGGCGGCGCCGGTGGTTGGAGGCTGGGCGTGCCTCGGCCGCTCAGCCGGTAGCGCATGAACCGGGGCTCAAAGAACCAGCCGGTCACGCGGTCGATCTCGCGGCTCGCTTCCTCGATGAGCGCGGTCAGACGGTCATCGGTGGCTTGGGCCTCGGTGACCCCCTCGGCACGCAGATCTGCGACGGCCGCATACACGGGGGGCCTCCTACGAGCTCTTGGCGGGACGCTTGGGCTTGGAGCCCTTGCTGGCCTTGCTCTCCGGCAGGTCCTGGGTGGTCGTGGCGCGGGGCTCGCTCACCTTGATGGTGTCCGTCGCGCCCTTGCGGACGGCGGCGGACTCCTTCTCGGCCGTCTCCATCGCCTTGGCCTCGGCGTCCGAGCAGACGTCGAAGGCCAGCGGCGACTTGGGGTCGGTCGGATCCTGGTGGGCGTCCCGCAGATACTCCGCGACCCCCGCGGTGACGCGGTACCAGCCGCGCTCCTGCTGGAACTTGATGCCTCGGAAGGTGTAGCGGCGCAGCGTGTAACCGTGGCGCGGGTCGTAGGCCTTGAGCCTGACGAGCATGGTCTTCATGGGTCAGTCTCCTTTGCCTACAGCTGCACGTTGACGGCTTTGACCACGCCCGGCTCTTCGGCGAACTTCACGTCGAAGCGCAGGGTGGCGACGATCTTGAGCGTGCCCTCGGAGATGTCCCGCGCGGACTCGATGCGGATGTTCCGCCAAAGGCCGACGTGGATGTTCTTCGGGTTGCACAGCAGCACGACCGTCTGGTCTGCGCCTCCGCCCAGGTCCTCGGGGAAGAGCGGCACGGGCCGCACGGGAACGCCCGAGTAGAGCACCGGGGTATCGCCCTCGAGGAACTTGTCGCCCACCGCGGTGGCGCGCTCGGCGAGCGTGTTGCGGAAGTCGAGGTCGGCGTCGACGCTGGTCAGGAAGGACATGGCTTTCTTGTCGCGCAGGTGCTCGGACGGCAGCGTCTTGAGCATGTCGCGCAGGATGTCCTTCGAGATGGGATTGCCGGCCGCGTCCACCACGTTGCTGGTGGCCTGCTTGAGCACGCCGTCCAGCACCGCAAGGAAGGCGTCGCCCGAGGCGGTGTCGCCGTTGATGATCACCTCGTCCATGTCGCGGCTGATGGCCTCGGCCATCATCTCCATGATGGTCTGGCGCAGCTCGCCGCGCTCGATGCTGTCTTCGAGGACCTCGTCCGAGAGCCGGACCTCAGCCTTGAAGAGCTGGGCGTCCAACTCCACCTGAGACAGGTCCGGCTTCACCCGGTCGCCGCCTCCAAGTGCCGCGCCCTCGGCGCCAGCGCGCAGGATGCGGCTGCCGAACTTGATCTTGGAGATCTGCTGCTTGGGTGAACTCATCGGGACGACGGTCGCCATCTTCATGATGACCGAGTCCTTGATGAGCAGGCGCATGAACTTCTGCGCCTGGGCGGGTTCGAGGAGTCCGCCGTCGGTGGTGAGATCGGACAGCGCGAGGTCTGCCTTCTCGAGGATGGTGCGGTTGGTGAGATAGCTCATGGGAGGGGCTCCTTACAGGTCGTGAAAGGAGACCGCCTTGTCGACGCTCTCCCGGTCCATCGGGTTGTTCATGTCCATGGGCCACCCCAGGGCAGGGGCGGCCGTGCGGCTCGGTCGCTCGTCGCTGCGGGCGCTGTTGGGGATCCCGAAGCGCTTCTCCACCTGTGCGATGCGCTGGTGCTGGGCCTGGACCGTGGTGGTCAGGTCAATCAGCGCCTTGGCGACCGCGTCCATCTGCTCGGTAAAGGCGTCGTTCGCTGCGGCAGGCGCGGCCTCGGGTGCCGGCTCCGGCTCTGGGTCGTTGACGGGCTCCGGCGTCTTGGCCTCGGCGGCGGCGTTCACCAGCGACTCGACCCGCGAGAGCGTGGACCGGATGGACTCCACGGCGCTGGCGGTGTCGGGCGTGGTGCCCTCAGCGGAGTGTTCTGCGGTCGGCTCACTCGCGGGCTCGTCGCCGGCGAGCTTGGTCGCCAGGCTCTGAAGCTCGGTGGCGAGCTCGACTAGGCGCGCCTGATCGCCGCCGTTGGCGTTTAGGATCTCAACGGCCTCGGTCAGCCCCTCGAGGGCCGCGACAGCGGTGGTGATCACGTCGGGCGCTGGGCCCGCGTGTGCGTCTTTGGTTGCCTGGGTCGTCTCGGCGGCGTTCTCTGCGCAGTCCTCACTGACCGGTGCGGCGTCTTCTGGGTTCATGGGTTCGCTCCTTTTCACGATGAGAAAGCGGTGTTCGTTCGCCGCTCGGTCCACGAGGGAGACCTCCTCGACGACCATGTCGACGAGGCGGTGGATGGGGTTGTCTTTGGTCTGGGTGTCGCTCACGCCGCGGCCTCCTCTGCTTGGGGTTGAGGCTCGACCGCTTGGGGCTCGGGCACGCGTCTTGCGGAGCCGCCGATGGAGAAGCCAGTGAGCTGGCCGTCTTTGATCTGCTCCCAAAGCTCGTCCGAGAGGATCCGGACGGCGAGCAACCAGGTGCCTTTGGCGATGGTGGTGTCGCCGATGGCGAAGTCGCAGGGGGCGAGGAAGCTCTCCAGGACTTTGACCTGCTCGTTGACGCGCAGGCGGTGCATCACGCCCAGGCCGCCAAACTCCTCCATGAAGCGGTGGGCCGAGTGGCGGATCTCCTCGGCCGAGTAGATGTCGCCTTGGGCGTCCACTTGCTCGGGGGCGAGCACCACGCCGAGGACGTAGCGCTCGTCGTCCGGGTCCACGCCCTTGATGAGCGGGATGGTCTTCGTGAGGGTGTCGGCCTCAGTGGCGGGCGGGGTCCAGTCCTCAAACCATGGCTCAGCGTCGTGCGCCTTCTCGACCAGCTTGTAGTTCGACACCAGCAGCTGGGTCAGCACCTTGGGGCCACCGACGCCCCGCATGGTCCCGATGCTGCGGGGCGTGCGGATCCGCTTGACGTGGAAGTGGCTGTTCTTGAGCAGCCCGGGCAGCTTGCCCCGGATGCCGTAAGTCATCAGCCACTTGCCCTTGATGGACTTGAGCACCTCGAAGAAACGCTCTTCGTCGAAGCGGTCCTCGCCGACGTCCACGTTGTAGCCGGGGTACGGCGGGTCGAGGAAGAAGGCAGTGTCTGCCGCGTCGTACTTGTCGATGACAGCCTTGTAGTCGCCGCCGTAGATCTTCACGCCTTTGAGCCGCGGCCCGTGCTTCTCGAGCCGGGAGATGGTGCGGGCCTCGATGCCCTGGATGGAGTGGCTGAAGCTCTTGCCGCGCATCTTCCCGTAGGAGAAGTGCGTCAGGTACAGGAAGCGGTGCAGCTTCTCGGCGTCGCTCTTGGGCTTGGCGTCGATGAGCCGCTTGAAGGTCGCCTCGTCGCCGGTCCAGTTCATGGCACGGAGCCGCTTCATCTTGCGCGGGTTGAGCCGCTGGATGAGCCGGTAGGCCTGGGCGATGTCCAGGTCGGCGTCGTTGATCACCTCGGTGGGCGCCTTGTCTTTGGCAAAGAGCACCGCGCCGGAGCCGCAGAAGGGCTCCACGTAGGTCTTGTGCGCGGGCAGTAGCGCGGCTAGCCGAGGAGCCAGGCGCTTCTTACCGGCGGGCGAGCCCCAGATGGTCTTGGCGACCGGCTGCGGATCCAGCTGGTCGAGCACCTCATGGGCTCGGGTGATGGCGGCGACGGCGCTACCCATGGCGAAGCTCCTGCGGGTCATCCCCCCAGGCCTTCGCCTTCGGATCGGGCTGGTCGTTCAGGTCGCGCGGCCAGACCACGGCGGGCTTGGGCGCGTCTTCCTTCAGGTCCGCCAGGCGGGCGCGCACCTTGGCGATGCGCTCGCTGTGCGGCGCGTCGTGGTGCGGCGTGTTGTCTCGTGCGTCGGGCACAGCTTCACCTCCGATGGGGTAAAGCCAGGGCCCTGTGAATCGGGGACACATCCCCGCAGATGTCAGAGCACAGGCACGGTCGTAGTGCGGCAGAGCCCGTGGTAGGGCGGGAAGCCGACGCCCATATCCATCAGCTCCCGGCTGCTCGCGGCGCGGGTGAACTCGCCCAGGTCGTCCTTGGAACCCACGCCTGAGCGGGTGACCTCAGCGAGCGGTGTGCGGACCCCACCTCGGCTCACAAAGAGCGCGGTGCGGCCGGTGCTGCGGTCGGTGGCTTGGCGGACCCAGGGCTGGCTGGCCTTGAGGTCATCCGGGTCGTCCAGGGACTCGAGCTGCTCGAAGCGCCGGATGCCGTCTCCCACGGAGAAGGTCTTGCCGTGCAGGAAGCGGCAGGTCTCGGTGGTCTGCTCATCGAGCACGGCTTCGATCTGGTAGCGCTCGACGCCGGCCTCGGCGTAGCTGCTCAGCTGGGCGAAGC